GGTGCCTCCTTCCTCCTGTTCTCGACGTTCCACCCATCTGCAGTCCTCCGTGACCCGGACAAGATCCACGCAGTGAACGACCACATGTCCATCGTCCGTGCGCACCTGTCCGGAAACGTACCGTCGTCCAGCGGCCCGACGATCGTGCCGCCCGCCTACTCGTTCTGACCACAAAGAAGGGAACAACCATGTCCGTTGACAAGATGATCAAGGAAAACAACGAATTCGTCTCACGCATTAACGAATACTACGTCAACTGCTACACGCTCAACAACGATCGCCTCGCCGACATGGCCGCGCACGGCATCAGCCTGCGCAAGCAGCTCATCGAAGCCATCAAGCGCATCAGCGAACTGACCGCCGCCCTCGAGGCCGCCACCAACAAGGAGACCCAGCCGTGACCATCGCCACCCGCACCCGTCCCTTCACCGACCCGCACCCCATCCCCACCATCCAACTGGACGCACTCGTCCGGCGCGAGACCTTCCTCACCGAGCGCAAGGAACGCATCGCCCAGCTGGTCAAGGACAGCGACTCCGAAGGCGACGAGTTCTACTGGACCATGATCTACGACCTGGACGAAGCGCCCACCACCACGGGCCGGGCCCAGCTCCTGGTCCACGGCATCGTCCCCGTTCCACCGCAGGACCTGGCGAGGGGGTGTGATCTGCACGACGAACTGTGGACCGTGATCGAGGCGCTTGCCCGCGAGTCCATCCTCCTCCTCAACACGGACCACCTGTCCGACGCCGACCTCTACGCCCGCCTGTACTACCGCATCCTCGACGAGCCGTGCCGCCAGATGCCGCCGTCCTCCATGGCCGTCGAGTACATCGACTGCCTGCACCCGATGGACCGTGACTACCCGCTCGGCAAGGCGTTCGTCGAGCGTGGCATCGTCAGCCCCACCGGCCCATCGGGCGACAAGTACGAACAGCGTGGTCCCATCTGCTCGTACACGGGCTCGCTCGTCGACCGTGACCGCTGGCTCCCCAAGTGCCAGCTCACCTGAACCACAAGGACCGGGCAGGTAGGCCAATGCCCTGGTCCCCAGTGGATGTGTTCCGTAGATCCGCCGGCCGTACACCGGCGGGAAGGAACGCACCGGTATCCCCCAGCCATCCGACCTCCTCTGAGCACAGCACGCCTCTGACTCCCTGCCGTGATATCCGCGCACAGTCACGCATACTCGCTCGTCACCACGATAAGGCTCTGGCTGGTGGGTTACCTTACCCGCACACACGAATCCTTTCTGCCCAGCGGGGGGCGGGCCCAACACGACGGGACCCCGCCCCCCGCATGGTATTAAACGGAGGCACCATGATCATCTCGCTCGACATCGAGACCTACGGCGCGTTCGAGAAGTGCATGCCGAACGGCTCGGCAAACCAGCAGCAGACCGTCTACAACCCGTCGCTCTCGATTGCCGTCGACGGCGTGTCGCGGCTTTCGTGCAGGCTGGTGCAGCAGGTTGCCATCACCAACGTCAATGGGAACCCATCTGATCCGTGCACCTGGGAACCGGGCAAGACGATGGTGTTCGACCCGTGCAATACGGACCACCTCGCGATGATCACCAAGCACCTCGCCGACGCCCGCGTGCTGGTGGGATCCAACATCGCATTCGACATCATGTACCTCCGCAAGTTCCCCTCGTTCCGCGCGAACCTGGACCGCACAAAGATCCTCGTCGACACGATCATCCTCTCGTGGATCCACTCCGGCCCACGCAAGGAGCGATCGCTCAAGGCCCTGGGTCCGGCGCTCGGAGCATTCAGCTACGAACGCACGATCAAGGACGGCAAGTTCCAGTTCCCGCTTTCCGCGGACGCAATCCAGTACAACGCGGAGGACACGCACAATGCCGTGCTTGCGGCATCGACTCTTGCGCGCAGGATCCGCGACGAGAACGGCCAGCAGTTCTCCGAATCGCACATGAAGACGCATTCGGAAAGGCTCTGGAACGTGATCGACATCTCGACGAACGGACAGCATTTCCGAAACGACGAGATCACGAGCGACCTTTCCGACATCGCGGACTTCATCCAGACCAACGAAGAGGACCTTGCCAAGAAGGGCATCATCCTTTCCGGAGACGGCGCGCGTGAATCGCAATCGTCGTTCATGTCCAGGTGCGTCGAGGAATGCGAGCGCATCATGCCTGACCTGATGGACTCCGGCCTGATCGAGTTCACCGACAAGCGCCGCTCGATACGCAACAACGCCGAGAACCGCAACGTCATGCAGGCAATACTGTCGCAGCACATGAAGGGCGACGAGAAGAGGATCTCATTGGTGAGTTGCCTCCGCATGCTTGGTCTTGACGGAGAGGCCCGTTCGCTGGAGTCGAACTACCTGAAGATCACCTCAACGCATTCAGTCAAGGGCAACGAGCGCGTGCCCAGCAATTGCTATGTAGAGGACGGGGTCATACACTGCCACCCCTCCTGGTATGCGGCACCAACCGACGAAGGCGGAGTGCAGTCCCTGCGCCTGTCGTGCCGCCGGCCTGCGGCGCAGACCTGGAGTCCGGACATGAGGCACATGATGACGGACCGAGACGGCATGCGGAACATCCGGCACCTCGACATGGCGGCTTTCGAGCTCCGCATCGCCGCCGCGCTTTCGGGCGACACGGACATGCAGGAGTTCGCGTTCCAGAAGGACCCGTATTCCGCGCTTGCCGGCAACCGCGCCGCCGCCAAGGTCGCCCTGCTGGTGGGGATCAACGGCGGATCGCCATTCAAGGCATGGCGCACGGCCATGGCATCGACCGGCGAGTATCTCACGCTGCCGGAAGTGAAGTCGCTGCCCGTGTTCTCTGGCCGATGGACTCGTTTCAGGGAGTGGCAGGAGTCCTGCCTTCGCATAGCCCAACGCGGCCAGCTTCGGATCCCCGACGCCGGAATCGCGCTTTCCTGGAACCCCGACAAGACGCTGCATGACGCCGTGTCGTTCATGATCCAGGGCACCGCGGCCCTGTTCATGAGCCGACTGCAGGGAGTGATGTCCCGCGAGGTCCCCGAAGCAGAGGTGGTCCTGCAGACCCACGACGAACTGTCGGTGTGCTGGCGGGCGGAAGATTCCCTGCTCGACCAGGCAATGGTCATGGCGATCAACCAGATCGCATGTGACATGTTCCCCAATTTGACGGGAAGATTCACCTATCGGATGCACGGGGGTTACGATCCCGCCAATGCAAAGGGAGTACCTCATCCTTGTTGACGAACGGGAGAAGAAACCCCTCTCCTTTCCCGAGCACATCGTCTGCCTCGATGACGTCAAGGACCCCACCAGCCAGCGGGGGATCACGGTCAGGATCCGTACGCAGAAGCGCACCATCAAGACAGGCGACTACTGCATTGATGGGCACGCCTCCGTGGTCGAGCGCAAGGGGTCCATCGACGAGATTGCCCAGAATCTCCTGACGACGGATGGCAGGAGACGGTTCACCGAATGCTGCAAGCGGCTCCGGGACGAGACCTCCAACCCATTGCTCATGCTGGAGGGGCTGGTGGGGATGCCCCAGGTCAAGCCGGGAAAGCCCCATCCGGGTCTTGCGATAGACGCTCTTATGCGTATCCTGAACGAGCACCGGATCCACCTCATCGTGCTGCCGACCGGAACGTCCGGACAAAGAAGGGCAGCAGCAGAATGGGTTGCGAGATGGTTGATCACCAGGACGCAAGACGATGCCCAACCTTGAATTCTTCCAGCACACGCTTGTCGGCACCAATCCAGCCATGGGCGTTGCACTGACGCAGATCGGATCTCCGCTCTTCGTGCTCAACAAGGACGCGACCGCCGTGCAGGGCGCGACCATGGGAATCGGGTCGACCCCCGACATCTACCGCATCCTGGACGGCACCGGCACGAACTCCACCAACTCGATCCCCGTCGTCGTGCCGGACGCGTACTCGTACCTGCAGCTCTACCTGCTGTTCATCTCGAAGGGCGCCACGCGCGTGGTGTCGGGAAGCCCCACCGGCACCCTGACCATCAACGTCAACGGTCGTCTGCGCGAGACCAACAAGGTGCAGCGCAAGCATCCGTGCGACGTGTTCCCCGCGCTGCCCGACGTCTCGTACTGCAACAACAACTTCGGTTACTGGGCGCAGCTCGGCGTCGTGCCGGCGAACGGAAGCGGCATCTCGCGGGCGTGGACCGCAAGCAGCCTGCTCGGAACCGGCGTCGCGCTGACAAGCTCCGTCACGAATTGGACCAACGTGGTCGGGCCGGACACGTACAACTACTACCTCGTGTCCCTCAACTCGGTCTCCGGAACCACCAACCAGGCCCAGCCCTACGACGTCAAGGGCTACGACCGCGTGATGGTTATGGTCACGGGCACGGGAATCACGACGTCCGGCGCGGCCGCCCCGTACACCGGCGGCAGCACGCCCGGCACCGATTCGTGGGCACTGATCTGCGGCTCGTTCCAGTGAGAGACGATGCCGAACCTCGAGACATTCATCCACACGCTCACGGGAACGGACCCGGCAAACGGCAGCGCCTCGGCGCAGATTGCCGGTCCGTTCTTCGTGATGAACACGAATGCGCTCGCAACGCAGACGGCCAACGGGATGGGCGTCACGAACCTGCCCAACCTGTCGTCGATCCTTGACGGAAGCGCGACGAACGCAACCACCTCGATCCCAATCGTGGTGCCCGACAACTGCTACTGGCTTCAGGTCTTCGTGATGCTGATACTGAAGAACTCCCAGTACAGCAGCGGCACGGGATCCCTCACCATGCATCCCTACGGACGCGTGCGTGCGAACAACATCCCACAGCAGTCCGCATACCCGCAGAGCATCATCCCGGGACTTCCGGACATCGTGCTCGGCAGGAACCTGACGGACCCGACCAAGGCGTTCGGGCACTGGACGAAGCTCGGGTGCATCCCGGCAAACGGATCATCCACGTTCAACCTTTCCGAACTGCTGCACGGCACGGCAACGGCAAGTGCACCATACCTGTTTGGCGCGCTGGCCGCGCAGCCGAACAACTTCTGCTCTATCTCGAACTGGTCGCACACCACGCCGGACACCAACGTCTGGCGTTTCTACCTGTCGAACTGGTCCGCGATGACGGCATCCGGAAACCCGTCTTCCGCACAGCCATTCGACATCAAGGGATACGACCGGGTTCTCATCAACGTCACCAGCCCGACGACGCCGTCGTTCACGACGACGGCCACCGGCGAAGGCGACACCACGGTCTCCACCAATTTCCTCATACTTGGCCACTTCTATTGATGAGCAACGAAGAGATGACCTTGGAACAGAACAACGTCGTGAAGCTTTCGGCAGGCAACTGGATTGCCATCGTGGCGATTGCCGTGACCGTGCTGGGCCTCCTGATTCCCGCCTACCTGAACCACGACCGGTTGCTCATGCAAGTCGTTGCCAACCAGGACAACATCAGCCGCCGGCTCGACAAGATCGAGAACCGCCTTGAAGCTGCTGCTCCTCATCCTGGTCGCTGACCTGTGGCTGGTGGGGTGCAGCCCGACAGCCCGGGTCGCCCAGAACTCAACCCTCATCCAGGCCGAAGCCCAGGCCCTGATTGACCGAGGGCAGCAAACGGGGGACGACGAGGTGGTCAAGCATGCAGACCGCATTTACAGCCTCGCTGCTGATATCCATGGTCAGCTACCTTATCTGGAGGACCGAGTGCCAGCGTGGCTCACGACCCTCTGGTGGGTCGCAGCCGCAGCCGTCGTCGTCGGCATCTGCGTCATCCTCTGGCAGACCGGCCTTGGCACAGCCATCCGGGTCGCCATCGGCTGGATCCCGCGGAAGAAGGTTGCTGACGCCGACCTCGCTGCGGGAATGCTCGACCCTGACAAGCCTGAGGATGCGCGGGAGTATGTCGCCGCGCGACGCGCATCCGACCCCGAGTTCGACGCAGCGTGGCGACGCATTCACAAGGAGAAGCAATGAATACCTTGGCTGACATCAGCTCGTTCCTCGGTAGCCTGTGGTTTGCAAGCCTGCTTGGAGTGGTCGGCTTCGTGGCCGGCTGGTTCCTCTGCAAGAAGCACGGCGCAAAGTTCTGATGGCAAACGTCCCCTTCAAGGTGAGGGCAGCGTCGAGGAACATACACCTCGTCGATCTCGATGGCACCTCGAAGACGGACGAGTGGTGGTTCCTCCTGTCCGGGGACCGCCACCACGACAACCCACACGCAGACCATGCGCTCGAACTCAAGCACCTCGAAGAAGCGAAGGAAAGGCGCGCCGGCATCATCGACGTCGGCGACCTCCATTGCGCGATGGAAGGCAAGTTCGATCCTCGCCGCAACAAGAGCGGCATTCGAGAAGAGCATGCAATGGCTGCGGACTATCTCGATTCCCTAGTCCGTCACGCCGCCAACTTCTACGCGCCCTACTCCGAGAACTTCGTGATCATCGGTCGTGGCAACCATGAGACCGCGATCCTGAAGAACTGCGAGACGGATCTGACCGAGCGCACCTGCGAACGCATGTCGCAGATCAGCGGGCACAAGGTCCATGCCGGAGGCTACGGCGGGTGGGTCCGCTTCAACTTCACGTTCTGCGAGACCGAGCGGTACACGCTGTCCCTCAAGTACTTCCACGGCGCAGGCGGCGCTGCCCTCATGTCCTTCGACACGCTGAAGGTCCGGCGCAACGCAGCCGTCATGCCAGACGCGGACGTCATCGTCCAGGGCCACGTGCACAAGCAGTGGTTCATGCCGCTGTCCCGCGAGCGGCTGGTCTGTGACAGGCACGGTTGCCGCGTGGTCAGCGACATCCAGTTCCACGTCCGCACCGGAACCTACAAAGACGAGTTTGGTGACGGCCACATGGGCTGGCACATCGAGCAGGGCCGTGGACCCGAAGTGCAGGGCGCAGTCTGGATGCGCCTGTTCCTCGCCAAGAAGACAGGCCGCACGACCAGCGGCGAGCCGAAGACCTACTACCAGCTCACGCCCGAGTTCCACCTCGCGCACTGAACCCCACCAGCCATGGCCAAGGGTGATCGCATCCTCCGCATCCGTGGCCAACGCTGGCGACTGCGGTTCGTGACGAACCTCGGTGACAACCGGGGCATCTGCGACAAGCCCAACCGGATCATCCGCATCCTGTCCTCCCAGGACGGCCAGATGGAGATGGACACCATCATCCACGAGATGCTGCACGCTGCGCTCTGGGACCTGGACGAAGAGGCCGTGCACGACACCGCCAACGCCATTGCCGAAGCCCTCTGGCGGGTGGGGTATCGGCGACCTGGAACTTAAACTTCCAACAGTAAGAAACACTTACCACTTTCCCTTTCCGCTTACGAAGCGACCGTTGCGTACCGAAACGCTTACGGCTGGAGCGGAAAGACAACACTTCTGCACATCTGTAGCGACTTCGATCCACCAGTGAAGCATGTGCTTCATCGGGCTGGATTAGAATCCACACACCGGATCCCAAGCATCCATGCGCGTCGCGCGTGGCGGGGCGCTTCGTGCCCCCGCCACGCGGACGTACACACCTCAAGGAGAGAACATGCCACCGGAAACGCAGCCCGCACCCTACCCCACCAGCATGGATGCAGATGCCATGCGGTATCTCGCAGAGCACGGCATCGCCCCTCGTCGGCTCCGAATCCGTTCGTCGGACTACCGCATGCTGCGATCCTGCCCGTTCACCTGGTATCTCAGCCGGCGCCTTGGACTCATCAAGGCAAGCTCGTACAGCAACGCGCTCAGCCGTGGATCATGGGCGCACCTCGCGTTTGCGTGCGCGAAGAGCGGGAACGGGTACGACCTCTACATGAACGCGCTTGCCGCACGCGAGCAGGAGATCCGAGTCACCGCAAAGGCAATCGGCTGGCAGCCTGAGACCGTGCGCGACATGATCGAGCGCGAAGAGAAGGACGCGATCACCGCATACTCGTGGTTCCAGGCCGCGCTTGACGTTCCGTACGACCAGCACGGCACGACGCTCAAGCAGTGGCTCGGCTTCACGTCCTTCCTGTCGCAGGAGGTCATGTACACGCACGAGGACTGCGTCATCCAGCCCGATGCAATCGTGTCCATGAAGTCAGACCCGGACACCATCTGGATCGTCGATTTCAAGACGACCGCGCACAACCCGCAGGTTCGCCTGCAGACCTGCCCGGTGGAGTTCCAGACGCAGCACTACTTCCACGTGCTTCAGTCGCTCATGCATGAGAACCGGGACTTCGAGGGCAAGAAGCTTGGTGGCGTGCTGCACGTTGCGGTGCAGAAACCCACCATCGAGTTCGGCATGAAGGACCGTCCATTCACGCTGGACACGTCCCCGTTCAAGAGCGGTCCCCGCAAGGGCGAACCGCGCAACGAGAAGATCTACATCGGCGACCCCGACCCGTCGCTCTACCAGCAGAGATGCTACGAATGGTATGTCGGCACGGGCGAGTACCTGCATCTTGAGCCCGAGCGACTCACCGCGCCGTGCGTGAACTTTTCGACGACGACGCGCGATCATTTGCTTGATGCAGAATCGATCCGGATGTACAATGAGCGTCTCGGCTTTTGCCGAAACTACCTGGGACGCGAACCGTGGCCATCGCAATACGAGATCGGAGACCCAAGCGTGGGCGTCGGCGGATTGTCGCCGTACTTCCCGTTCATGGTCGTCGAACCCGGTCGCTGGCCGGACGTCATTGCCCAGGAGCGGTTTGTCCAGCGTGACCGAGACGACGCAGTCTTACAGGAGCAAGCATGACGGAAACAGAGGAAACAAAGCGCCCGGTTCCGGTGCGGAAGCACCCATTCGCCCCGTTCCACGAGGAGATCCTCGCGAAGGTCATCGCGCCGCGCATTGCGGAAACGGTGGCCCAAGGAGGCGGAAGCGTGACCAACAGGGCAGAGCTTCACCGCAAGTTCAACGAGCAGCACGGCACGACGGTCTCGTACTCCACGTTCTCCGATTGGTGCGAAGAGCTTGACATCAAGTTCGAGACACGCATCCATGTCGAAATCCCTGGATACAGGTCCAGCAGAATGAGCGTGCCGGCGCGACCCGTGCAGTTTGAGGCGCCGTCCGAAATGGACATGCAGCCGGAGCAGATGTTCGACAACGTGCCGCGTCAGTCCGCAGCGGTTCCGATCCATTTCGCACTGGGCGAAAGGGACATCCTGCCCGGCGGTATTCCCGCGCCGGTCATGATGGACAGGGAATTCGGGAACCAGTGAGTGAATCATGACACACACCCTGGCAAACGGCAGGACGGTCGCCTCCAAGTACCCGTCGCTCGGATCACCCGTCGTCGCAGGCAAGGTCCCCATCGGACGCATGCTTGGCCTTGTCGTCGGTGAGGCAGGCGCAGGCAAGTCGTTCCTGCTTCAGTCCAACCCAAACGCATTCATCATCAACCTCGATGAGACGCCCGCAGTGTGCCCCACCAGCGAAGCCGTCATGTTCCCGACTCCGGGATCGGACGGACGCGCACAGGACGAGAAGGGAAACCCCATCGTGCTCTCGTGGAAGCTGGTGGAGGAGAAGCACAAGCAACTCGTCGACCTTGCCACCCGCAACCAGCCCAGGCCGGAGACCGTCGTCATCGACACGCTCGGTGCCGCCATTCGCTTGCTGAGGCCGCACATCGCCAGCCTCTACGGCCGCGAGAAGTTCACCGACGTGGACGGCCGGCTGGGCTGGGAGCGGTTGTTCGACACCCTGATCGAGTTTGGCGCGTCGCTGCGCCGGCACGGTTACGGCGTCTACTACATCGCCCACCTGTCCCGCAAGCACATCCCGCTGTCCGAGCAGCAGCACGTCGAGGAGTACAAGATCCTCATCTCGGACGGTCTGTACGCGCGCATGTTCCCGATGTTTGACATCGTCATCCCGATCACCACAACGTGGGACACCATCGAGGAGGTCCGCGAGGTGGAGACAAAGGTCGGGGACCGCATCATCAAGAGGCAGGTCACGGACAGCCGCAAGGTGCGCAAGCACTTCGCGACGTTCTCCAACCCAAAGCTGGAGGGCATTGCAAAGGTCCGCACCCTGAATCCCATCGACACCATCCAGCTGCCAACCGATGGAGCATGGTCGGCCATGCAGGCTGCGTACAACGCGGCGAACGCGCCCCGCTGACGCGGGGGGCGCGCTCGCCTTCCCATCTACCGTTTCGTTCGTTTCGTTTCATCACCCCTTTTACTTGGAGCATCAGATGCCCATCGACAGCAAGGTCAAGACCGTCTTCTCCGCACTCAACGACACCTTCAAGGCCGCTCAGGCCGACGCGGGCCTCGGCGCCCTCGGATGGTGGCCGGAAGAGGGCAACCACGACTGCTTCGTCACTGACGTGAACATGCAGGAGTCGCCCTTCAAGCAGGCTGACGGATCGACCTACCCCGGTTTCGAGATCCAGTTCTCCTACCAGCTCATCAGCGATCCGGGCCAGAGTGAGCCCCGTCGTTGGATCGGCGCACCCTTCCGCCTCCCGCAGGACATCACCACGCTGTCCGACGCCAAGGCCAAGACCCGCGCCGAGATCGAGATGCGCCGCCTCAAGGGCCACCTGACGACCTGCCTCCGCCGCGAGCCGCAGGACCTGGGTGCCGCCCTGGCGGAGCTGTCCAACCGTCTGGAAAACACCGACTCGGCCGTTGCCGTTGTCGTCAAGTGCCAGTACGATCAGGTGAACGGCAAGACCTACCGCAAGGAGTACCTGCAGAAGGCCCTGTCGACCTGACCTAATTAGCCCCACCAGCCGGGGAGGGGGAGTGCCCAACAGCGCCCCCTCCCCTCATTGGTGGGACCAACCCCCCGGTAGCGCGGCACGTTGAGTTTCGGCTCCGTGCCGCGTCTTTTCATGGATAGGATAAGACGCATGGCCTATGAACTGACCATGGTGTTCACTGTGCCTGATCACGGCACGTTCCTGGAAATCAGTGAGCACATCCAGCGGACCAAGAAGGACCTTGGTATCGAGCCATCGTGCTACTGCATGACTGCTTCTGGCGAGGAGTCCCGCGGCGATTGGGCCTGGATCCGCTGGGAGGACGACGACCACGTCAAGTTGGACTTTGTGATCAAGTACTGGGCGCGCAAGTTCCCGAACTGCATCGTGGAACGCGTGCATCGCATCAACAAGTCCAAGTTCTTTGAGAAGCTATTCAAGAAGACAAGGCGGTCAGAGGTGATGCAGCACGCGGTTGCGTCGATTGCTCACTTGGCATCGAAGGGCGTGACGACCGCTGGCATGATCTCGCATGCGGAGGAAATTCTTGCAGACATGGAACTCATCGTGCGAGAGCTCCGCAAGGCCCGCAATACGCCACGAACTGGAAAGACCCGCGACAATCAGGCTTGAGTCCGGCCACTCCGGAAACAAGGACTGGAAGCTGTACGCGCAGCTTCACGTGCCGAGGGCCTGGTTTGGGCGCGGAGCACGAAGGATGGGCGCGCAGCCCGCATGCGTGGTCGAGTTTCCCAGGCATCCCATGAGATGGTGGCTCGTGCTGGCGCACAGCACCGACCCCCACTACACCACGCACGACCCCGCCACGCTGGTGGGGCACTGGGAACACGAGGCGCGCGTCCGCGTCACGCACAGCCCATACTCAAGGGCACAGGTGACAAAGGAAGAGGCGCGCATCTTCTGGACAATCCAGAGGAACGACATGAACAAGATCGCACGGGCCGGCGCAGCCATGGGCCTCGACCCGCTGTGGGTCGGATCCCGCATGACCAACAGGTGGTTTGCGGGCGCGACCAGGTTCTTCCCGGTGCAGAGGATCGTTCAGGCGTGGATCCCGCTCGGCGCTCAACGCTTGGGCAGCTGGCTCCAAACGTAACGAGCCTGTTCGTTGACCGCAAATGGGCTGGTGGACAGCATGTTCGGATTCGTCTGCGAAAGCAGGTCGCGGTACTGCTGCTGCAGGTCCTTGTCGATGGTGTCCATCGTGCGGTCCGCAACCGACTGTTCGCGCATCTTGACCGCCTCGCGCATCTGCTGCTGCGTAACCGTCAGGGGCATGCCGAATTGCTTCTCGAACTGCGCCTTGATGCTCATCGCCTTCTGCATGTTGTTGCCGAGCACGTTTGCGATCCACTGCCTTCGCAGGTCACGCATCTGGTCGCGGTTCTTCAGGAGGAACTGCGTCACTTCGGTCTGGTTTCCGAACCGACCCAGGTCCGTACCCATTCCCTTGAGCACCATGTCGGACGCGCTGTAACTGCCCAGGTAGCGGTCGTCCGAGTCGAACATTGGCACGTTTCCGTTCTGGTCGATCTTGTCCCATGCGGCGTACTTCTTCTGGAGGCCGATGGCCTGCAGCGTCTCGGAAGGCCCCATGCTTCCGAGCGCACGACTAATCGACACGCCGCCTGGAATGATCAACGGGGTGACGTTCGACATGATCTCGGCGTCGCCACCGCTCATCACGCCGCGAATCACCTGGTAACCGGCGTCCATGAACGGAGGCACGGGAAGCTGGAGTTCCTTGTCGCGGTCGACGTCAATCTTCGGCATGAACCCCACCAGCAGGCCGCGGCTGATGTCCGCGCCGGCGATGTTCTTCATCACGTCATACGCAATTGCCGAATAGCCGAGGGCGCGCACAAAGTCCATCGACCGGATCCCCATCCTGCCGATGGCCGTCTCGCCGCTAACCTCCATTGACAACGGTCCCACGCCGAGCGTGCGCGTGCCGCCGACCATGTCGGGGATCGTGGCAAAGTTGACCATTGAACGCACGGGGAACTGCAGGAACTGGCGGATCGCAGGGTTTGCAAGGAATCCCTTGTAGAACATCACCGGCCTGTTCATGGGACTCGAACCAAACTGCATCGCCTCGACGGCCTGCCTTGCGTCCTCGACCGCACGGATCGGGTCGAGCGCCTTGATGGTGTTCGATCCGCGCATCGCCCAGCCCTCTTCGGCCGCGTTGAGCACGGAGTTGGCTGTGACAAGCCGGTTGAGCATCTCGGCCGTCTGGAAGGGCTTCATCACGAACGAGAACACGTTGTCGATGATTCCCTTGCTCACCATCTGCGAACCGTAGCCGGCGCGCTCGACGCCGCCCCACGAGTTCTTCAGGTCTGCAACCGTGTGCAGGTCGACGACAACGTTGCCGGGAAGGTTGCGACTGAAGTGCTTGTCGATCAGGTTGTCGACATCCACCTGCGACGGATTCATGCCGAGCGACGCGCGGTCGACGGCAAACGCATACATCTGCTTGATGCTCTGCGCGTAGGCCCTTGCGACGTTCTTCACCCCGAGCTGGTGCAGGTTGTGCAACGGCTGCTGCAGGTTGACCAGCGCGCTCCCGATGTTCAGGCCCATCGTCGAGCCATAGAAGATCTTGGCGACGTTCGAGCCGAAACCAGTGGTGTCGTACGGCGTGTTGCCGAACCGACGCATCGAGCGCACGAAACGCTCCGCAACGCCGCCGTACGACTCGACCTCCTTCATGAATTCGGAGTTCGCGATCTTCAGGGCAGTCCCCTTGAAGAACGCATGCGTCGCATGGGACGCCCCGTCCTCCAGAGTGCGGAGGCCAAACACGCTTGGAAGGACGTGTTCCCGCATTGCCTTGGTCACGTAACCGTCCGCCCCGTTGGCCTCCTCGACCGCCCGCATCTGGGTGTCGATGATGTCCCACATGGAATACCCACCGGCGGGATTCCTAAAACGGCTGTTGGGATCGAACGGATACTCGCTTGCCAGCGCGCCGCCCGTCTCCATCTTGCCAAGCGGACCAGGGTAACGCGTCGACATCCGCTTGCCGGTGGGGCGGTAGTCCGCGAGCGCGGCGCGAACAAACGGATCCTCCGCTGCATTCGCGTTGAAGAACACGTAGTCGCGCGCAGTGGACGAGATGTACTTGCTCATTGCCCTGTGCGGAGCGACCCGGTGGACTGAGTACCGTCCCTGCGGATTCGAGCGGGCAATGTTGTCAACGGTCTCCTGCGCCTCTTCCGCCATGCGGAGCAGCTCTTCGGTTCCGCCGAGGTTTCTGTGCATGCGGCGCAGGTCCTCGGGATCCCACGAAGCCTCTTGCCTGACACGGAACCTCGTGCGACCGGACGGTGCAATTCGGTTGGCGTTCTGCACCATCTCGCCGGGCGATGAGAGGTTGCTTGCGTCGACACGCATCTTCACGCCACGGACGTTCTCGTAGGTCTCGGCCGTGTTTCGAGGGAAGTAATTGGGATCGGAAAGGACCCTTTCCTGCGTGTTGACGACGAGGTCCTCGATCTCCTGGACAGACATACCCTGCGGGCTGAGCATTTCGCGGTTGTTCTGGTGCTCGCCCATGGGAGACCTGTTCCGGATCTCGTTCATGGCCTGTATGAAATCGTCGCCCATGAGGGCGTTGATCTTGTTGATGCTGTCCGAGTTGAAGTTGCCGTCAGGCCCCACCACCGCGCCGCTGGCCTTGATATTGGCCCGCGCCTCGCGCAGAACCTTTGCGCGGTCGATCACGAATTGACCGGTTTCCGCGTAATACGGCTCGTTGCCGTACCGAAGGACCTTCTGGTCCATGACGCTCTTGCGGACGGCGGCAATGTGGTCCTCCAGACCATACTCGCGGACCAGCTCATCGAGCCTGGCGGCATCGACGAGCACGCCACGGCTGTGAACCTCCGTCTTCACCTTCACGCCGCTGATGGCCATGGACTCCGGCAGGTCATACATGCGAAGCCTGCCGCTGTTGTAGTCCGTCTTGATGTTGTTGCCGATTTCCTCGATGCCCCAGGACACGTTGTCGCCGTTGACGATCCGGCGCAGCATCACGCCGCCACGGCGATTGCGAAGCTCCTCGAGAGCTTCATCCGGCAGGTGGATCATCTGCTCCCGCCGGTTGCCGTTCTCATCGACCCACATGGAACGCACGATGTTCTTGTCGCGCTCCAGCTTGGTGGCGTACTCAAACGAATGAGGCTTGTCGTAGCCAAGAACCTTTGCGTGCGTCACGTCCTCGATCATGCGGAGGTCGTGTTCAATTGCCGCGCTTGGGGCGTCCTCCGGGTTCATCGAGGTCACGCGCGTACCGTGCTTCTCGCTGAGCATCTTGAGGATTCGCTCAACACCAGGCGTGATAGTCTTGGCGAGCTCCCCGCTCTTCTTCTCGATGTTGTACGCGCTGCGCTCAATCAAAGCCGGGATGGGCGTGTCGTGCAGTTCCTGTGCAAGGCTCAGTGCGCGGATTGAACGAAGGATCGGCCACTTCGACTTTGCCCATTCGCCGTACCCTGCGCTGCGGAGACCACCGGTGAACATGCGGCCCGAAGCCGCGAAGTTCTTCGTGATTGCCGCACCGCCTGCGATGAACGCAAGCCACGTCAGCGGATTTGCGAGGACGTCAATGGCGGCGTTGATGATGGAGTGGTCGCCGAGTTCCTTCTTGAGGTCGTCAGTGTACGACTCGCGTTCACGAGGTGACAGCGCCGCAGGGTCGAAGAGTGCCCTGCGGACGCTGTCGGTGCTCGCGACACCATTGCCGATCTGGCCAAGGATGACCGCGGGCCTGTCGTAAACCCGGATCGGGTCAAACACCCGTCACCCCCGGTTCACTTGGGACGGCTGCGGAAACGCACCTGCACGGTGATCAGCGAGGCCGTGGCTGCAGAGGCCGGCACAAACATGAGCCAGCTGCCGGCATCAAGCGTGTTCTTGGTGTTGTCCAGCTTGGTCGAAGCACCAAGCGTGCCGACACCGCTCTCCGTCGTCAGGTTGAAGAACGTGTTCGACGAAGCGATGCTGAACGTACCGACGCTGCCGGCCAGGATCGTGGCCGGGGACGCCATCGTGGTCGAGGTGCTCTTCTGGATGGTCGCGGTCGCGCCACCGCTCGAGGCGGTCAGCACGCCGACGACCACGGAGTCGACGATCAGGTTGCGGTCCGCGTACAGGATCGGCACGCCGCCGGCCGGGCACGCAACGATGACTTCAGTGACGACCTGCTGATCGTCGTGGTAGTACTGGGTGGGGAGTGAGTTTTCGCCTGCCATTGTTGTCTCCTTGGACGGGTTGATGATACAGGTGCAATAACGGAATGCTAGAACGAACCGGGCGTGGACATGAGGTTTCCAAGCTCGTTCATGAGATCGGTGCGGGGGCGGCCCCCGATGACGACCGCACCCTGCGGAAGCCGACGTCCGGCCATCACGCTCTGGTACAGGTCCGGGGCCTCCATGGCCAGCCGCTGGATGTTCTGATCAACCGTGTGCTGCCTGAACCGCTTGAGGTTCGCATTCCGCGCCAACTCGTCCGCGTCGCTTATAAGGCGATTGCGGTAGTCGAAATCGTTGCGCTCCTTGGACATCTCGTCGCCGATGTTGTAGGCGTCGTAGATGCCCTTGCCGAGGGTCGCAAGACCGGTCCCGATGATGCCGAGCCTGAGCAGCGGGTTTTCGGCGACAAAGGACAGCGAGGATCGAAGACCACTTCCGATCTTCGGCATGATCCTGGACGCACCCGTTCCGATGCTTTCCCCGACCTGCGCGGCCGTCCTGGCCGTCCTCGCTGCCCTGGCCCCACCAGCTGCCCGCGTGGCGGCGGATTCCGTTGCACCGGTTCGCGTTCCCTGTGCGGCAGCCTGAGCGGCGTCGGCGACCTCGGAAGCAGGATTGTTGCGGGCTTCCAGGTCGGCCTCGATTGAACGACGGGCAGCACGCCTTGCCGAGTCCCGAACACCGGCCTCGTATTCCGCTTCATGATATTCAGGGCCACCAACAATAACGCGACGCTTGGTGCCGTCAGGCATCCTCACGCTGATGGTGCGCCTTCCCTGCCAGGCTGAACGCTCGTTGCGAATCGCTTCATCTACATCCAAAGGACTAGACAGCGTTTGATCTAGATTTCTAACCTTGAACTTTGGTATAAGCCGCTCGCCATTGACTTCAATTGGATCGACAAAACCAAGTTGATGAATTGTCCGGACGTCTTGGTCAATCTTGCGAAGGACCTCAGTTTCGGGATGCCGCTGCAAACGCCTAACCCGTTCGGGACTGTGAAGCCAATCGGCATACTCACGGATGGCATCGCTTCCGTACTTGTGCAGCAGCCACTGCTCTGGATCAATGTAATCGGTCAAGCCAGAGCCTCGTTTCAGGTGAAGTGCGAGATCATGTATCCGGGATCAATTGCCGCACCGGCCTGCAACTGGCGGAGGCGAGCGGAGTCGCTGCCAATCAAATCCATGAGCTCACGGCTTCCGGCATTCTGGTAGTACCGGTTGTCGTTGCGGGCGCGCGCATAACCGCGGAGTCGGTTGATCAACTCTTCCTCTTCGCTAATGTCGGCAAGGCTTTGCGGGGCCTCGCCGGCAATGAGCCCCTCGTAGCCACCGCCCTGGGATGCGGCAAGCTGCTCCTTGGCAGCCTGCATCTCAAGTTCGCGCTGCACCTGGAATGCCTTGCGCTGCTGTGTTTCGGGCGATCCATTGATCAACCGATCAAGCAGCATCGGACCAACCACAAACGCACCAAGCGTTCCAATGGTTCCGCCGTGTCTCCTAAAGAAACCCTTCTTTGCAGCCTCTGCGGCTCCCGTTTCGGCGGCCTGGGCTGCGGCTTGTGGTGCGCTCATTCTTGCTCCTTGAACTCGATGGTGTCCTTGCTGTCAAGGATAACTGAAAGGGACGACGGAACAAGAACCCCAACCGTGCAATCGTAGGAGTCGCCGTCCTTGACGATCATGAACGCAGGACGACGGCTCCGCCACACCCCGCAGTGCCGAATCCGCCACAACCATCCCCGGACCTTCCGCTGGGTGGGGTCGGCAATGCGCTCCCGCCTGTTCGCGGTCCCGCAGTCGTAGAACATCAGGTCTTCGTCAATGCATTGGATCATGCCATCGCCGCAATCGGGCGTGACGACGGCCATGCCGCGCTCGTCAACCATCGACGTCGCCATGCGAACGGCCGCTTTCCAATCGCTTCCGGACGGCAATCAGGGAACCTTTCTTGCGTTCCGGCGTGCGTAGTCGCGAAGGAAGTCGATTTCACGCTGGGTCGGCATGGTGCCGACGTCATCGGCCTGCTTGTTGAGCAGGTTGATCTGCTCCTGCATGGTGGGCAGCAATCCCTTGAATCCGCTGATCCTCGAACCAACGTTCATGAGGAACGACGGATCGGCTTGCATTTCCTTCGACAGCGTGGAAGCGCGAATCGAATCCAGGCGGTTGCGCTCCGATTGGGGGAGCATTGCAAGGTCGGAAGCCGTCACGTCGTACGCCTGCTGGCCGGCAAGAATGCGGTCCAACTTGGTCTGCAACACCTGAAGGCCCTTGATTGCAACATCCTGGTCGTCAAGCTTGGCAAGGATTGAGAGTGCCGAGTCGCGCGCGTGCTGGTAGTACTGCTGGTTGGCATCCGCGGCAGCCATTGCATTTCGCGCCGCGGCGGACTTGTTGTAGGCATCGTCGGCTCCCAAAGACACAAGCTTGTCAAGCTCGTAACCTACAACGGACATAAAGCTTGGAGTGCCATCGTTACTTGCGCCAGGGTCATACCAAGTACCAAGGTCCTTGCCGCGTTCGGCAACGACCTTTGCGTGATTCTGGCGAGCGAGCATGAACTGCTCGCTTGCAAGTTCAGCGTAATTCTTCACGGCAACTCGGATGACCTGCGGTGGAACGCCGGCTGCAGTCAGAGACTGAGCAAACATCGCCGGCGTCATCTTGTCGTCCTTCATTGCCGCGCTCAAAGCTTCCTGGATGGATGCGCTCGGGATCTTGCCGCCCATGCGGTTGGCAATTTCCGTGGCGATCGAGTCCATCATCAGGCCCTGTGCGCGCGAGCGAACCGAATCCTGGTTAACGCGACCCACCAGCACCTGGCCGGCTATATCGGAAGATGGTGCAACAAAATCAAGGAATTCAGCGCCCGCGGGAATGGACTCGCCCGAACGGTCCGGCGCATTCCAGCTTCCGGTAAAACCACCTTCCTTCACGGCTCCGAAACGAAGACGCCAATCGTTGCCTTCGTTTGCCATGATGGTGGTCTGGTCGGCAAGACGCTTTGCTTCAGCAGCGGCAATCGCGTTCTTGGCTGCTTCGGAACCGATCTTCGAGTTCTGGGTGGACTGTTCAGTCAACGTCTTGACGGTGTCGTCAATCCCTGACTTGAATGAATTCAAGCCGCCAATGGTGGCATCACGGCCCTGCTGGATCCCCACAAGGTCGGCCTGCAACTGGGCCATCTTGTTGAAGAGATCCATCGCGTCCTTCTGCTTCTTTGCCTTCTCTTCGCCGCTGAGCTTCATGCTCTCGAGTTCTGCAGCGCGCATCTCAGCCTGCGTGGCCATCATGTCGCGCATCTTGGCAGCCTCAGCATCGGAACGCTGCTTTTCGATGGCAAGCAAGTTTTCGCGGTTCTTTTGATTCTCGCCGGCTGCAAACGTCTGTGCATTCGCGGCCATGCTCTTTTCGGCATCCAGCTTCTTGTTGAGCTCGAATGTCCGCTGTTGATTCTCCATGCCCTGCATGTCGCGAGCATGCTGCATCTGGTTCTGCGCCTGCTCGCGTGCAAGCTGCATGTTCTGGTTTGAGATCATGCCTCGCATCCCCATTTCGGAACGCGCAAGGCCCTGGTTCAACCAGTTGTCGAGCATGGCCCCGCCGTTCTGCGAGACCGCTCCGGTGTTTGCGTCAGGAAGATTCGGCATGTGTCGCTTGCTCCTTGATTACCGGTAGAGTCCGCCGATGAGGCTGGCAACGCCGCCAGAGACGCGGCTGTTGGGGCCATTGCCCTGTGCCTTCATCATGGCGATGATGGTGTCGGCGATCTGCGGAAGGCCGAACGGCATGTTGTCGTAGAACTGCGCCTTGAGCGAGTCGCCGGCAAGCCGCGCCTGCATGGCGTCGGCAATCGACTTGTTGACCAGGCCGGACGCAAACGAATGCTGCGTGGCAAGGTAGTTGGCTGCCGCGCTGGCGGCCTGCGACCCAAGCTGCGCCGCGCCAAGACCCATGTTCCCGAGCGCGGACGTGTTGGATGCGTTCAGGCTTGCCAAGTTCGAGCCGACCCCCACCTGCATGTTGGCAAGCGCGCTGCGTGCACCGAGCAGTGCGTTTGCGCCCTCCTGCTCGGCATTCGACGCGAACGCCTGGCGCTGCTGGGCAACTCGGTTGTTCAGGTTGTCCATCTCGACGCGGCGTTCCTCGTCGGTCATGTTGGGGTTGGACATGATTTCCTGCTTGGCCTTCTGGACGGACTGCTCGATGCCAAGCACGCCGGACGAAATCGACTCCTTGTTGAAGAAGTCGCGGTCTGCAATGGCCTTCTGCATCGTGTCGATGCCGCCCTGCATATCCTTGCGGGCCTGCGCCTCGCCAGCGCGCGCGCGCGCCGTGGCTTGATTGACGGCGTCGTAGCCCTTCTGGCCCTGCTGCATCATGGCGTCATAGCCCTGCTGGCCAATGCTCATCGCCTTGTCGGCGTCCGCACGGGCCTGGTCAAGACGCTGCTGGTTCATCGCCATCGTGCGATCAACGTCGGAAATCAGTCCGCCCATGCCGTTGCGGAGCTGTTCACGCGCGCCAGCCAGGTTGGAATAGTCGCGAGCCAGCGCCTCGGCAATGTGCTCGCCGGCAAGCCCTTGGCCCCTTGAGCCAGCCAAGCCTTGCATGGGATCCGCGACTATTGTTCGCTGCCCAAGGAAAGTCTTTCCGCTTTCCGGCCTGAACGAATTCATCTGCAGGTGCGTGCCAAGCGTCGGATTGCCGGCAAGCGTATGGAAGTTGGGAAGATACCAAGGCTTGTCCTGCACATCCCACATTGATCCGGAGACGCCGCCTCCGGTGATCGGACGCGCAAACGATTGAGACGGGGCAAAGGAACGCTGCGGAGGAGAGGCCTGTGCGGTCTGCTGCTGCTGGCCGCCACGCGACATGAAGCTGGGACGCCAGCCATTCGGAACAAAAGACGAGCCGGCATTGTCCGCAATGACGCCCTGCCCTGCCTGGCCGCGCTGCTGGCTGCCAAGGAAGTTCGACGCCCAGTTGAAGGGGGAGTTAGGCATAGTTTCTGCTTGTCCTCTCTGTTCCAAGAATACGGCCCTTCACCGCAAAAGCAACGATCCTGAAGTCCATGCAGACCGCATAGATCTCAATGCCGGCACTCGGGTTTGGGTCCATGATTCCATGCGTGCCGAAGGCGGCCGCAATCGGTGTCACGCCTTCGGCAATGGAAGTCGTTGCGGTCCCGTCCGGCTTGTTTGAGAAACCGGACGCGGTCGCGGTGCCGGAATCGCCCTTGTACGCCAACGCACGCCACTTGCCGTCACCGTCCGATACAACGCCCGGCGACAGCTGGACGCCGCGGAAGATCACGGTGACGCCCGTGACCTGCTTGACCATCATGAACCCACCGGCTGCCGTGTTGCCTGGGATGCCCGTCCCGCCAGGAAGGGGCGCGGTCTCCGCTCGCACGACCATGGAATTCAAGATGAACCTGAACGTCTCGCCGCTGGTGGGGAGCGTCCCAAGGATGGGCTTCACGGTGGGCGTGTCGCTTGCCGTGATGCCCACCACCTTGAACGTGTTGCCGATGTCAGACGACGAACGCGTGCTGCTCAGGACGCGGCCGTACATGCCAAGGGTCCGCCACGTCGGCGTCCACGGGGTCGCCGGCGGCGTGTAGGAAAGGTCGTAGTTCGATGCATTCGCCGTGGCCGTACAGGTCGTGCGCCGTTCTCCGGGGCCGTCGATGGTCCCATAGTGGTACGCATTGTTGGTGGTGTCGGTCGGCGTCTGCTTCCGGTCTATTCCGGATACAGCTGGGACCATCAGCCTTGGACGGTAGCCGGTCGTCTTGGCCGTGTGAACCAGATCGGACGGGCTGAGCAGGAAAAGCGCACGCTCCTGCAGTTCAGACGAATACGTGTCGGCGTCGTTTGGCCACCAGCCGCTGGCGCACTTCTTGAAGCCGACGTCGTGGATTTCGCTCACGGTCCCCGACGAGAACCACAGGATTGCAATCTTGCCCTTGTTTGGGTTCAGCAGGTAGATGCAGGTCGTCGATGGGCTCGTGGCAAGCGACACCGAACCAAGGTCGTTTGCCCAATCAACCGACACCAACCAATCGAGTGCCTGAACCTCGTCAAGCCGGCCGTCCGCATAGACGCTCTTCACGCCCTGCTTGGTGACGTAGTACACCATTGGGCCGATGCTTGAACAGGCTGCTGGGTTGACGATCCCGAATCCAGAATGCGCCGGGGTGACGCGTACGTACGCGCCGTCGCGAACGATGAAATACGCGCGCGACTGCGAAAGACCCACCAGCGCCTGGCCGGCACGGCAATAGGCAATTGGCGTGTCTCCGAACGCCTCTGGCGTCCAGCGTCCCCTGGTGGCAAACAGTTCGTACGAACCATCGGTCGCGCTCGACCAGCGGATCTCGCCAACGGACTTCATCTGGTCCTGCGTGTCGGCATCCTGGCTCTTGATCTTCGAGATGACCAGCTGGTTGTCCAGCGTGGCGATTGCCCCACCCCACGGCACGTCGCTCAGGAATGAAGTGCCATCAAGGAACACGTCCTGCATCACCAGCACGCGGTCACTGTTTGTGACGGCATACGCCCACTTGATGACCGATGCGCCGAGCGCAGGGCTCCAGACGGGGTTCGTGGCAGGCGTGATTGCCTTGTCCGTCGCCTTGAAAGTGGCCTCGAGCTGCAGGATGCCGGCGGTGAAGACGCCGGCGGCGTTTGCGCTGCGCACGCTGCGCCAGATCTTGACCGTGTCGTACTTGTCCGTGTCGAGTATGCCGACGATGGAAAGCCTGCGGTCCGCGCCCGTCCACGTCACGGAAGCGGAGTTGGAAAGCTGCGAGCGGCGACCGGTCGTGGAGTCCTCGAATTGGACCGCAAACGAGTAGTTGCCGGCCTTGAACTTCTCAGACGCGTTCCAATCCGTGGAGTTCGGCGCCCAGTTGGTGGGCGCGGTCCACGTTCCCGTAACCGCCTGCGTGCTGTAGATCACGAATGAGCCAGGCGGGTTTCCCACCGTGGCTGGATCCGGAAGCTGCGCCGTCGTGGGCGTAAACGCCGCTCCGCCGTTGATTGCCGTTTCCGACCACGTCTGCGTCGGCTTGGCGCCGGGACCTGCGGTTGTCAGCTTCAACGTCGATCCGCTGAAGCAGATTGCCTTCGGGGCCTGCCCGGACACGGCCACGTACACGACGCGAGGCGTGCAGGTGACGTCAACCGCATAGTTGGTCCCAAGGAGCGCATTCCCGGCGGAACCCTCGGTCACGACCTTGTAGAACTTCACGCCCGTGTCAGTGCGGTATCCCTCCATGATGAGGTCGCGCGTCGAGCTGCTCGGGCGGGTGGCGATGTAGACGATTCCGTACGCCCAGTTGGACGACCCGATCCGCATCGAGAACGGCCAGAAGTCGACCACGTCCATGAGGTTCGTGTTCGTCGCGTATGGGTTGACGTTCGAGTTGTTGGGGAAATCCGTGCCGGCAAGGTTTTCGGGCCCAAAGACCCACGCCTCGCGGAAACCCGAATTGAGCACCATGGCGCCCTGGTTGGTGCCGTCGATCCCCACCAGCTCCCAGATGGGGCTGTTGGATGCACCGCTCTTCCAGCACTCCTTGGATTCGGAGGCCTTGATGGTTGGGACCGGCCATGTGGTGTCGTTGTCTGCCACGGTGTTATTTTACGGTTCCGCAAGCCATTTCCCAACGGGGCATTTCTCGCTTGCGATGCGAACCTTGGAATAGAGGTAGCAGCCGCAACGGAGGCATCGGCCGAGATCGTTGTCCGGGCAACGCGTGCAGATGCCCTTCCGGATCGACAGTTCGGTTGCGGACGGCTCCCGGTGCATGCCGAGGTTCTGGGCAACGAACGATGCTGCACCCTTGAGGGTCGGCGCGGGCATCTCGCGAGGCTTCTCTTCCTTGACCTTTTCAATCGACGAGATGATTGGCGAATCGCCCGAATCGTCGATGACGATGACGTGCGGTCCCTGGCGAGCAATGATCCTGAGTGAGATCATCAGATTTCCGTGAGTGTGATGGTTGGAGGCACGTTAACGAGCGCGGCCTGATACAGGCTGTATGCGTCGTTTCCAGATGTTGCCGGCGGCCAGTTGGCCGGGTACGGCGGGTAGACAATGCATTCGTAGTTTTGGTATGGGTAATAGCCGGTTGTGCTGCCGCCAAACCCACCGCCTGTTCCAGGAGGAGGCGCGTTGATTTGCCAGTACACGAGCTTCCAATTCCCGACAACGCCACCGCTGGCAATGTCAGGAACATAAGTCAACCTGATGCAGCCCGCATATTGTGGATACGGGTATGAGCCGGCACCGTTCCAGTACGGCGCGCTGATCATGTTCGGCTGTCCGCCTTCTTGGCTGCAAATTGGATACGAATAGCAGCCGCCTTTGCAATCGTTTGCGGTTCCCGTTTTTGGCCCGGTGCGTCCATGAATCCAGGGACGTATGTAGACGGTGATCCCGCTTGAGCATGGCGTGTATGAGCCGAAAGTGATGTCGGGAATCCCGTTGAGATCCTGCGTGACCGCCGTCCGAACAAGCGAAGACTCGTACAACGACGTTGTTCCCGGCCAGCAGCACGCGTTTGCACCACCAGGGCAACCTGCGCTGCTGTAGACCTTCGGAATCCTTATTGTGGCAGAGCCGCTCCATGAATATGCGTAACCGCATTCATGCCATGGAGGTGTCACGCATGGGTTGTTGCACCAGTCGACGCAAGCGTAGTCACCGCCGTTGAATCCGGTGGCAATCATCGAAACAACGCCCGGCGTGCAGATGATTTTCTGGATGCATGTTCCAAACTCATCAACGTCGTACTTGAGCGTGGCTTCCTGGGCAAGCGCAACGGTGCCTGTTGCGTTGAACGTGAACTGCAGGTCCCTGCACCTTGCACTCGTTGAATCAACCCAGCATTGCGACGTGCCGACATTTGGATCGGCGTTCGGCGGGATGACCGTGTTTGGGCCGCAATTGAACGATGCGGCGCACTTGATGCACGTGCAGGTGCAGCAGCATCTCCTTGCGTTGATGCTCATGGGCAGGTGCCGTAGACGAAGTTGTTGGCCGAGAAGAAGTACACGCTGCCGATCTTCCAGACCTGAACGAACTGGTACTGCCTTGCCGCGCCGATGTAGTAGCCGGTGTAGTCGGTCAGCGGGAGATCGCCGGTCCCGGCAACGCTGCTGATGTTGTATCCGTTCGCGGTCGTCGTGCCGGTGTTCGCGGTTTCCTCGAGGTTGTACGCGGTGATGTTCAGCGGGTTCGCGCCGTCGTACGTCGTCGAGGTCTGCATGAAAGGCCAGGTTGCCTTGCTTTCCTGTCGTTCAAGCGAATACGCCCAATACGCGTTTCCTGCGATCCTGACCGAGGACGAGATCTTGTACCAGCCCATCCACTGCTTCGTGTACGCAGTCACCCGGCCGAACGTGTCGACGGTCATGTCCGACACCACGCCAAGGCTGGTGGGGGCCGTCACCGTAATCGTCTTGAGGGTAAGTGGGGATGTCGATGCAAAGGAGTTCGTCGAGTCGTAGCTCAACGCAAGAGAGATCGACGACGAAAAGCTTGAGCCGCTCTGCGCCAGCGGAGGCGAAGCGGTGAGCGTGCCTGCCGTTCCGGAACCGGTGAACACCGCGGTCAGGTTTCCGTTCCCGTCGTCGGTGACATTCACCGATCCGTCAAGCAGCACGCTTGTCGGCTGGCTGACGGTCGTCAACACCGGCGATGCACCGGACGTGTCGTAGTACAGGATCTGGATGTCGGACCCACCAGCCTGCGAGAGCTGGAACTGGGGAGGTGCGCCGAATTCGCCGATTGATCCCGTGACCGCCGAAGGGATGTTGAACGGTGCGTATCCGCCGTAATTCTGCAGGTTCAGGACGGGGAACGGCGCGTAGGGCTGCGATGCAGCCGACGATGGATTGCCGATTCCAGGCACGAACGGTGTCGCGCCACCGTCCATGCCGAACGAGAACTGCGGGCCGTAGACGTTCCTTTGGCCCATTCCATCCGTGTCGAGGCCGTCCTTGCTCACAGATTTCTCCAGTCGGACAACTTGTTGTCGACCGTGTTCCTCTCGAAGTACTTGGGCACGCGCATCTGGCGGTTGGAGAAGTGATCCATCGCGGTCTTCATCGCATCGCGATACTGCATCTGGATCATCTGGTAATGCGACCCGCTGATCTTGCGGTACGTGCCGAGCTTCAGCGCACCCGCGGCCGCAGCAGCCTCGTACAGGGATTCAAGACCGTACGGAGCAATCTCAAACGTGACGCTGCCCGCGGTGGCGTTGGTGAACGGGAGCCGCACGGTGGCAACGAAATTGGAACCGGACACTTCCCAAGACTCGATGAGCCGCTCCTCGACCACGCCGTTGGTGGGGAGCAGGCGCAGGATGTTCCCCGCATACGCAGATGGACGGCGGTCCATGATGCCGAGCGAAGGGGTTGCCGAGATGGCAATGGTCACGGTGTCCTTGGATGCATTGAGCGTGCCGGTGGCGACGAACGGCGCGATCTCTCCGTTGTGCATGAACTGCAGCTCCATGTCGCTGTAACTCTGGTCGGGAGCGGGGGTGAACGTGATCGTGTTTCCCTCGACCTTCCAATTCATGCCGCGAACGTGGTACTCGCTCCTGGGGACCGCCTCTCGCGTCACGGTCAGGTTGTCGTCGCGCTCGCCGATTCGCCACACTTCGCCGACGCACGGCGGAAGCTGGTAGTGCGCCGTTCCGGAAGTGAGTGGGAACGGGATCCACATCGTTATCGTCTGGGAAGACGAGTTGTTGATGCGCGATGCAATCGACGCAAACGACGGGCTGATGATGTGCTTCACCATGAACGCGTCGTCGTACTTTGCGTCGATCTCGGGATCGTCAAGATATCCACGGGTGCGGTCAATGACGGTTCTGAGGAATCCAGCTGTAGAGTCCATGTCAGCTCACCTTTGCAAGGCTCCTGATCTGTTCGCACGTCTGGCGATACGATTCGCCTCCGCGCGCGGCACCAACCCAGGGGTCCATGCCTTCCTGCAGGCGGAACGCGGCTTCGTCAAGGCCACGACGCTTGAGCGACCGGATCGCCTGCTTCTTCTGTTCCGCATCGTCGGCCATCATGGACGCGCGCTGGGAAGCGGCGTCCTTCATGCGACGCTTCATCGCCTCGACCGTCTCGTGAATCGGGCGGCAGCGGGCAACCAGTTCATCGTCCGGCATCCAGCCGCCTCGGTCCGGAGGGATCGGGAACGCCTCAAGCTCGATGCATGCCTCCCGTCCGTACACCCACTTGGACAGGACGTAGTTGCCGGTCCTCTTGTGGTGATACATGAATAGGTCCGGGATCTTCGTCACGCGACGCGCATGACGGATCCAATCGCCGTCAGGCATGACCTCGTGCTCCTCTCCGAGCAGCAGGCCCTGAATAACCGCCTCTTCCTTTGGATCGAACACGACCTCGAAATCTGGCATCACTTGTCCTTTGCAATTCGCTTGAACGTCTTCGCAAGGTTGTACCGCTTGGTCCCCGGGCGGCAGGTGGGGCCGCCGAACTTGGATCCGGTGCAGACTCCCTTGGTGCCGCGCCGCTCGATGCTGCGCGTCGCATCCTTGATCCAATCGCTGGGCTTATCCATTCCCAAGTTCCTTCAGCCTCCGGAGCGGAGACACCTTCCTGCCCGAAGCGCCGTTCATTCCGACCTTCGATTTCTCCGCCTTCTTCTTCGACAGCTCAGCGGACGACATCTCGCCCTTGGTCTTAGGAGTCCGCGCGTTCACGCGCTTGCTCGGCCGGCAGTACTCGTTCGACCCACCGGCGCCGCACGGCTTGCCGCTCTTGGTGTCGACCCACTTCTCGTCAGTCCAACGCTTCAGGTTCGAGCCGGCCTGCGTCTTCCGCACCTGGCCCTTAGCCTTGCGGCACTTCGCCGTGGCCTGGGCGGCACGTGCGGACCACTTGCCGTAAGACGCCATCACCTTGTTGTAACAGGCGTCCTTCGGCACTCAATATCCCTTCTTGCCGAACATGCTGCTCACCTTCTTCGAGCAGCCGCAATCCGGCTTGCCGCAGGAGCACTTCTTGAACATGCCCTTCTGGTTCGTCAGTCCACGGATCTTGTCCTGCACGGACTTCACTGGGTCCTTTGAGATCTTCATGTCAGCACTTCCATGCCCGCAGGCTCTTGTTGATGCGCGAGTTCGGGTCGTTTGCCGTCTTTGCGCTGGTCAGCTTCTTCTTCATCCCCTTCATGCGCGCGCAGAAGGAGTTACGACGTGATCCACCCTCCGGCTGCGGACGCTTGAGGTTGCCTCCCGTGGCGCGGTTGTACGCCTTGCGTCCAAGCTCGTTGAGACCGCCGAGCGGGTTCTTGTGCTTCGCCTTGAACTGGAAGGACTTCTTAGCCATTACGAAATCCGTTCGTTAAAGGTCAGAAGCTTTCTGAGCATTTCGTATTCACGGTCTTCTTGCCTTGTAAGCAATTGAGGACGCTCAGAATTTACTTTGTTCCGAAGCTCACGAAACCTCTCAATCAACTTGGGAAGATTTTCGGAAGAGACTTGCGGCTCAGCTCCAACAAGATGAAAAGGAGCGCCAGCACGCCTTGGAGGAAGTTCTGGCGGGTTGATTTTGATTTTCTTTTCCATAGTCAGGTCTGGGTCAGGAGGTACTTAGTCTTCTGCACGAGCCCAAGCATCTCGTCGCGGATGTTGAGCAGAGCGGTTTCCTTCTCGCCAACGTCCTTCGAGATGTCGTTGCGAAGTGCGTCTTCAAGGTCGGAAAGGATCTTCTGCACGTCCCCACCAACGGAAATGGATGAGATGCCGGACAGGACTTCGCGTCCCTTGGCGCCAATCAACGTTTCCACGAAGTCGTCGATCAGCCCGTCAAGATCTTTGTAAGCGTTGCCAATTGCCTTGTGCTGGGCGTGCGACTTGGTGAGCCAGTGCTGCAGTCGAAGAGATTGCTGCGCCGACATCAGCTTTTCGACGCACCCGCACTTCTCGGTTCCCTGGCGACGCTCCGACGACTCGTCGTCGGACGACGACTTCATCACGGCAAGCTTCGCAAGCGGGTTTTCGGTTGCCTTTGCCATGCAGGAATCATATGGCATGTCCCAAAAAAAAGACCACCCGGATGCAAAGATCCGGGTGGCCGTTGCGCCCGCGCCAAGCGAGCGCCTCAAGGGAGGGTCCCTTAGATGTTGCTGGTGCCGCCGTACTGACGGTCCTCAGTGACACCCGTGAGCTTGAGGCCGGCCGGCTGATCCGGGACGAGCTGCATGCGCAGCATGCCGGGGATCTGCATGCCTTCGGTCACCAGGCTGTTGCCCGGAGCCGCAAGCGTGCGCTGGATCGGAACCTTGATGTCCGAGTAGCCCAGCGCCGGACCGACGAACTCGAAGGGGATGAACGACTCCGCCTTGTCGAACTTCTGCGTGCCCTTCGGGCTCGGGGGCACGTAACGCTTCCAGTTGCCGCCACCCTTGCGGATGCCGTACACGCTGCCGCTCTCGACGTAGTTCGAGGTGTAGCCGGTGTAGGTGCGTCCGTCGAAGGTGAACTTGAAGCCTTCCTGGCTGCCCTCGCTGGTGAGGCTCGAGAGCTTCGAAGTGCGGTCCAGCATGTACTGGCCGATCTTCTGCGCCTCGTAGTTGAGCCACACGCCGTCGCTGGCGATCAGGGTGTCGAGGTACTGGCCGTACTTCTCCTTCGCGCGGTGGAAGCCGCGGAGGTACTGGCGGAGCTTGTGCTCCGTCAGCGCGCCGACCGAGGACTTCGTGAACGACTTGAACTCCGGGTGGAGATCGACGTCGATCGCGTTGGCCGAGTCGTAGTCGCTGCCGAGCAGGTTGCCCGTGGCCTTGAGCCAGCTGTTGACGCCGGCGATGCCGTAGCTGCCGGCGGCGTTGCTGATCTTGCCGTTCGCGAAGTACACGTCGTACGTGGTGTTCACGGTCAGCGAGACGTTCGCGCCGAAGGCGATGGTCACGTAGCCCAGGATCTCGTCGATGCCCGCAACCCACGCGCTGATGCGGGTGGTCAGATTCTGGTTGGCCGGCGTGCCGGCCTGCGAATCGTTGCGGCGGTCGTTCGAGGTGTAGATGTCGACGCGCATGCCGAGGGCGTAGCGGTCGACGGTCAGCTCGGGCACCGCAAACTTGACGACGCGGATGTCGGCGGCCGTTGCAGGCGTGGTCGACGGCGTGGTCGTCGTGTAGGCGGCGTTCGAGTACCAGGCGTTGCCGGACGAGAAGTTCAGCGTCGAGAGCTTGTAGTCCGAGTTCTGGTTCACGTACCAGTAGTTGCAGAGCGTGTGCGCCATCAGGCGCGCATGGCCCTCCAGCTTCGGACCGATGACCTCGCCGATGAACGCCGGCGTGGCCTCGGCCGTCATCTCGCCGAGCGAGACGTACAGGTTCGAGACCATGGCCTTCATGCCGACGCCGAGGCGGAACGGCTTGGCCATGACGCCGTCCGTGGCATCGGGCCACGAGGCGGTCGTCGCGCTCTGGTTCTGGAGCTTGGGACCGACGTTGGTGACGTTGTTGTCACCGTACAGGACGAAGTTGCTGCGGGTGTCGGCCATCTCGAGGACGCCGGCCATCGAACCCATGTAGATCTTCAGGATCTTGAGGTCGCGGCCGATCAGCGAGGCAGGACCGACGCCCTGGCTGGTGGCGATGGTGTCGCGCCAGCAGGGATCGAGCGCAGGCAGGAAAACCTCGATGTTCTTGTTGAGGATCTCCTGGATGCGGTCCGTCTGGGTGTTGAAGAGGGAGTTTGTGCTTGCGAAAGGCATTTGAGTTCCGCCTCCTTGGCGGTGATTGTTTTGTTACGCCTTGGTCTCCCCACCTGCGGAGACCTCGGCAGCGAGGCGAGTGAGGGCGTCCGTGTTGAATTCACGGATGCTCTTGTCGACGTCCCCGCGATCCATGCCCTTCTTGAAGTCGGGCGGCGGGACCGGGGGCTTGGAAGTGATCGAATCGACCTCGCTCACCGTTTCCGGCGCCCGGCCAAGCTGGCCCAGGTCACCGATGACCGTCGAGTACGACTTCGCCACGTCCTGAGCAGCCTTGGCTGATTCCTCCGCAATCCAATCCTCGTTGAACTCCCCACCAGCCTTGTCGCGGCGGGAGTAGAGTCGCTCGAGGGTCGCCTTGCGGACCTGCTCCTGAATCGCCTCGTAGGCACCCGTCGCCTGTTCACGGCCACGGGTCTTATCGAGACCCATCAACATCTTTGCAAGATCCTGGTTGCCGTCAATGGCAGAAACGACGCCATTCTTCATTTCCTGCTCCATCATGCGGAGGCGGACGCGGCGCGCTTCGTTCATTGCTGCTTCGACACGGGGATCGTTGTTTGCCATCTTGTTCTCCTCTTGAGACTGATTTTCGCTGACGGGCTCCTCGTCGGAAGCCTCGTTCTCTTCTGCGTACTGCGAGTTGAGGAACTCGCTGACCTTGTTGGTGATCTCGGATTCCTCGTATCCGAGGTTCTTCATGACGATTCGAGCGCTCGACGCAAGACGGTCGCGGTCTTCGGAACCGCGCATGACGACGTCCGTCGCGTTGCGGAACTGGCGAAGGTCGTCGACTTCCTCCGCAAGCGTGTTTGCGTTGAGGATCGCCTGCACGAGATCGCCGATCTTGATCTTCTCGCCCTCGTACTCAAAGACGTCGTCGAGCGTGATTGCGCGAGGGGCCTGTCCCCCGTTCTGTTCGTCAGCCATTCACTGCCATCCCTTGTGGTTGCGCCTGCTGCTGCATCTGCTGTCCGGGCTGACCGGCCACGTTGGCCACGTCATCCGGGTTCGGGACCATTGCAGGCAAGGTCTGTCCCATGAAACCGATCAATGCCTCCCGGTACGACTTGAAGGCGTTCTGCACTTCCGGGCTGGCAATACCCATGATTGGGTTCGCCATGAACGCCGCAAGGACACGAAGCTGGATGTCCGGCCTGGTGGTGTGGGGCGTGATGACGATCTGCTGCGTCTGCTGGCCGTCACCGAACAGCAGCAGGATGTTCCGCACCACGCTCTCGTAAGCGGACTTCTCCTCCTCCATCCACACGGCAAGGTCCAGGCCTTCCTTCATGGCAAGCAGCTTGACGCCGTCTGCGTCGTGCATGCCGGCCTGCAGCATCGCCAAGGCCTCCTGCTTGCGGACGACCTCGCTCTTCGGGGCGGTGTCCCAGACCGTGAAGTTGATCTGCGAGAAGTTTGGGAGCGGGTTCCGCTCGAACGAGACGGTGCCGGCGTCCGGGTCGATCATCGCTCCGGCAAGCTCCGTCGTCAACTTGTTGACGGGGAGCGCGCGCTTCGACACGAGCATCTGGCCCGCAGCCTTCGCCACGAGCGCACGGTACATCGTGCCGAACGCAACCTGCACCCCGCTGGTGGGGTTCGTCATCGCCTTCGAGATCTGCTCGTCGAGGAACTGCAGGCCCTGCGCGCTGTCCACACGGCCCTTCTCGGCGATCAGGTCCTGCACCGGCGAAAGTCCATCAGCAACGTTCTTTGCGAACTGCGCGACCTTGCCTGGCACGTCGCCGGCATTGAAAGGCTGAATGACGATCGGCTTGAAATCCTCGTTCAGCAGCGCGTCCTTCGAGTACGAAAGATAGCGAAGGCCCGTGCCGACCTCGCGCATCGTCGCGCGCTCATTGATCGTGCCCTGCGGGATCAGCACCACGCCGTAGCGGTCCATGGTTCGGATGTTGTTGAAGAGCGACTTCTGCAGCCGTTCCATCTCGCGCACGATTCCGAACATGAGGTCAAACAAGCCTGCGCCATGGAACGTGCCGTTGTCCATGAAACGCGCGAATCCGATGGGGCAGTACGCCTCGACCGAGCTGAGATCCTGGTCCTCGATCAGCACGTCGCCGCTCGTGACGATGTAGCGGCTGACGGTCCCGCGAGGGCCGTGGATCCAGGTCTCGCGCACCTTGCAGACCTGCTGCGTGTCGCCATCCTCGACGTTGCCCTTGACGCCGCCGTTCGCCATGGTGGACACGAAGTAGCCGGTCCCGTTCCACGGAGCGTCCTGCGACTCCTCCATCTGGTGGCCGTACTCCCAGCGCCAGACGTCCATCTCCTCGATGTTTCGGTTGATCTTCGACTTGCCGTACTTGTCGGTGAGGAAATCGAGCGGAACAAGTCGCTGCCGCACGATGCCTCGGGCCTTCGTGTGGTCGTGGCCAAGCGACGGGAACGGCATCAGTTCCTTGGGGTGGATCACCTCGAGGTCGCTCGTCAGGCCAACGGTCGGATGGTCGATGATGTGGCCGGTGATGCCGCAGGATCCGAGCAGCGAGAACATGTACGAGAAGTCGCGCTGGACGTTTGCAAGCTGCTGGTCGCTGACGACGGCATCGGCAATGAGCTGCGAAACGGAACGCTCGCGCAGGCCGGCAAGGCTGAATCCCTGCCGAAGGGCGCGCGGGCGAAGGTCCATGGTGTTCAGGCGAGCCGTGGTCTTGTCGACGATGGACAGGAGTTCCGTGCTCTGGAACTCCATGTTCCCTTCCTCATCGAGGTAATGCGGCGTGATGCGGCCCGTGCGCGGGTCGAACACGTCGAACCGGCGGAAGCCGTTCATGTAGTACCAAGCCAGCAGCCACAGGGTGCGGCGGTACGTCAGCTTCAGCATCTCCCTGGAGACGTGCGAGTCAATGACCTTTGCAAGGGTCTTGGGGTTCTTCGGGAGGTTGACTCCATCGCTCGCCATACGTCACGCCTTTCGTGCGTTGACACGCTTCCAACCCGGAGGCATGTCCTCCAGCAGGTCGATGCCGTTCCAGTTCTTCTGCACGAATTGAGCAGGCTGTTCCGGTTGCGGAGCAGGCTGCTGCACCTCGGCTTCCCGTCGTCCGCCGTAGTAGTGCTCGACCAGCAGCTGGAAGTACGAAAGCGGAATCGTCACCGTGTTGGTGACGGACTGCGACTTCGGTGCCGGGATGTACTCGACATGGTCAGACACGGGTTCCTCCGCCCTTGGGATCAGGCTCCCTCATAATACGCATTGCGTCATTGACCGCAAGATTATTGAATCCGACCGCCTCGGCAATGTTGATGCCGTACTTGGAGTCGATCCGGTTCCCGTTCTCCATTTCGGACACCGGATCCTCGATGACGAGCGACCCTTCGTCCTCCCCGAGCCTGGCGGACGCCCGTTCCATGCGGCCCCGGACCACGAACATGCTCATCGCGACCGTGTCGATGAAGTCGTCGTGGGCCAGGCCGCCATTCTCGGCGTCCGGGTTGAACTGTTCGATCTGCTCGAACAGCATCCGCCACGGCATGATGCCCCTCCTCCAGGTGGGGAGCTTGATCAGACCGTGCTCGAACCGGTAGTTCAGGGCACTGATCTTCGAGGTCTTGTCCATGACGCCGGGGTTCAGCTTCACGACCTTCGGCGGGGTCATGCCGGTGATCTGGTCCGCGCGCTGCCGGACCATCGACTCCATGGCCGCATACAGGCTGAACGACTGCCGCACCACCTCCACGTGGATGGCGGGAACCCGCCACTTCATGGCCAGCCTGAACGCGTGCTCGATGAGGACCGGCTCCCGGACCTGGCCGCCCCAGGTGTCCAGGACGAAGAGGCACGCGTCCACCGGGTCGTACGCCATGACCGTGCAGACCTTGAAGTCCGAGTCGCTGGTCGCCGTGTACGACGTGTCGACCGTGGCAAACAACTTGACGCGCTGGCTCAGGAACTGCGAGATCGGCATCTTCTCGACGACACCGGACTTGCCCGTCCAGCAAACAGTCGACTTGCTTGCATGCGGATCGGAATCCGATTCGCCGTCCGGCTCCTCGACCCACCAGCCGTGCTTCTCCTTGGTGACATCGCCGAAGTACTGCTCCTGCGACTCGCCTGGCTGCGCCAAGTACTCGGCGTTGTAGTTGTGCGGGCCGATCAGGAACTTGATGTCCTCGAGAGACACCAGGCCGTTCAGCTTCGGATTCGCGTCACGGACCTTGTTGTTGATAGGCCACATGGACGGCCAAGCACTCTGCTGGTTGCCATCCTTGTCCGTGTACTCGGCGCGGAGGATGAGTCGCGCCCACTGGTCGAAACGCGGGTCCTTGGCAACCCTGCTTCCGTCCGCAAGCAGCTCGGTCATCATCGCGTGCCATGCGTAGTGCCGGCGGCTCACGAACGTTGCCAGCCACCGGACGCTGGTATCACGCCGTGTCACCATCGGCATCACGACCTTGAACAGCAATCGCTCCATGTAAGAACGGAGGATCGACATGCTCGTCGATGCCTTCGGGTCATACTCAGGGTCATCCAGCGCGTACACGCGCGGGCGACCGCCACGCTGGCGGCTCTCTGCGCTGATGGCGCGGAACCACGAGCCGTTGTTCAGGTACATCAGCTCGACGCCGAACGACGCCTCGCCCCGCTTTGGGGTGATGCGCCCGTCCGGGAACTCCGGGGCAAAATCGTCTGCGACCTTGCGATTGCCGATGAACTGCGTCTTCAGGATCTGCGATGTCTGTTCCGCGTTGTCGACGCTGCTCGTCGCATAAATGAACGAGAACGCCGGACGGGTGAGCATCTGCAGGAGCGCGGTCTTGCGGAAGCAATTGCTCTTTGCGAACCCTCGCGGCGCGATTGCGATCGAGCGCGGCGACGACGCCCACATCCGGTAGATGGCAAAGTGGCCGGGAGGCGGCTCAACCGGGTCGTCGTCGTAGAAGTACGGATTGAAGTCGTCGTCCCAATCGGGATGCAGGTAGCACTGATCGAAGAAGTTAACGCTGCCTGCAAACCGCGTCGCCTTCAGCTGCAGGTCGCTGGTGGGGACCAGCCACTGCGAGCACGCGTTCACGCGCGCAAGCCGCTGGCCCTCGGCCGTGAGGTCGAGGTAATCCGGGGGCAACGGCCACATGGCGTTGCCCTCTGCCGGCATGGGGACCGGTACTGGATTCACGAGTTCGCCAGCTTCGGGTTCTGCGATCCCTTGATGCACACGAGCTCGACAGCCGCCATCCGAAGGATCGACGCGGACAGGATCGACGGGTCATGCATCATCGTGCTCGACGCGACAAGCTCGTTCGCCGCATCGACCCAACGCTTGTGGAATTCCATGCCCGTGACGAGGATACGGTCCTTGATTGCGGTCCCGAGTTCCTCCGGCTCGCCCCACCAGGTGCCTGGGTCGAGGATCCCGAGCGAGAAGAGGATCGGGCCTCCGCCGCGTGCGGCGTTCAGCGAATCCATCGACGCAATGCGGAGCATCGCGTCACGGACTTGCGGGATCATGTCCTCGAGATGGCAGGTAGACGGCTGCGATTCTGTCGGTCGAATCTTCTGAGATTGCATTTGGTGCTCCCTTGATGCTTGAGACGAGTCTGCTTGCTGACTTCGTGATGGTACGTGTTCCCGTTTCATCTGCGTTCGTTATGGATGCGGTCGTCGCGGTGATCATGCCGTTGAGTTCGGCGACCTCGCGAACGATCTCGCGGATCTGCTTCATCGCCTGCATGGCGTTCTTCGGGCTTCCGTCCCTGGCAATCGCGGTCAGCCGCTCGATCTCCTCGCCGACGTCCCAATCGCTTGCACGGATGGCCCCACCGACAGTGGATGGGCAGAAGAAGGACATGATTCGCTCGTCGTGCGGGATCTCCTGCTCACGCGCGCGCTCGAACTTGCTGAGGCTCTGTGGCCTGCTTGCCATCACTTCTTCTTCCGCTTGTTCCTGTTCCTGGACGACTTGGTCTTGTTCGGCGCGGCGTAGTCCTCGCCGACCTTCTCGACGAACTCGGGCCCGCGATCCGACTCGATTCGGCCGAGCAGCGACTGAAGACGCTGCATCTCGGTCTGCATGCCAGCGCCGCGGTTCGAGATTTCTGAAAGCTCGGCTGTCGCACCCGTGGGTCGGCTTACCTTGTCGCCGCTCTCCGCGATTGCCGGGACATCCGCCGGGATGCCCTGCGGGATCTGCCCGCTCTTTGCAAGGTTGCGAACAGTCGAGTAGTTCTGCCGCTCCTCGGCAATCTGCTCCTGCAAAATGCGAATCTGCTTCTTGGCGTCGGCAATCTGCGCCTTGTCGATGCGCTCCGCACCCGGGTTCCTTCGGGTCTTCTCGCCGACCTCGGACACGAACTTCTTGAGGCCCGACCAGATCTCTTTGTAGACGGAAAGTCGCGTGTTCGGATCAAGCTCGTTGATCGACTCGACGCCGTTGTTCTTTGCCGCGGCGCCCAGCAACTGGTTGACAACGTCAGTGACCTGGTTGTTCACCCTCGCCGCGCCTTCCTGCGCCGGAGTCATGAATCCTTCGATCACCGCACGCTTTGCCTGCGGGCTTGCGCCGTCCTCGAGACCAAGCCGCGACGCGCTGATGTTGCTGACAAGCGCATTGACCATGCGCTCATGGGCCGTCTTGACCGGTCGGTTTGCGCGCGCGGCAGCCGCTTCGGCACGTTCGGCTTCTTCCGCCGCAAGGATCTTCCGGCCTTCGGCAAGCCGAGCGCGTCCACGCGCAATGACTTCCGGAGAGCTTCCCTTGCTGAGGTTGCGGACGCTTTGCAGACCACCGGCAAGTCCGGAACCGGATTCGGGCGCATCGCCGCGGTAAATGAGCCTGTCGGCCCAGCCGGGCGGGAACCGTCTCGTGTCGCTTCCGACATACTCCACGGATTCAGGAGGCGCCCCCTCGGCGGCACGGCCGGCATTCTCGATGGTTGATCCTGCCGTGATCACGCGCCGACCCGTGACAGGGTTGATGTAGTCCGGCTCCGGATCCTCAAGTCTGTTCGTCGAGGTGCGTGCCCCGCGTCCGGCGGTTTCCTCCGCAAGGACCGCGGGCGCGATCTTGCCGGTGTCCTCCATCATCATTTGGCGACGCTGAGCCGGCGTCGGCATGAAAACTCCCTGCTCTTCGGAACTCCATGCCCCAGGCGTTCCTTCCGGAACCTCCGTGTTTGTGTTCGGGACCCTGAACATGTTGCCGGCCGCAACCGACTGCGTTCCTTCGCGCTCGAGGTTGATCTCCGCACGGCGCAGAAGCTCGTAGGATTCGGAGGTCACGTTCGGGCCACCCTGCTCGATTGCCTGCTGCAGGCCGCGCATGACCTCGTTGACCTTGGCCTCCGGGAAACGGTTTCCGAGGTATTGGCCTGCAAGATCGGCGTTTCCGGCGATGATCTTCTTGGCCTCGATGATCTGCGCAGGCTCGGCAATTCCGGTTGCGCGCGGGTCGATGGATCCATCGACAAGCCCGTTGACGAGATGGATCCGGTCGACCATCTTCGTGAGCTTCTCGACTTCCGCCTTGCCTGCGCGTCCAGTCGAGTTCTCCGTTGCATTGCGGAGGTTCTCGATTGCCCACGAAAGCGCGCCGTCAGGACCCTTGCGCTCAATCAGCTTGACGACTGTCGCAGCCGATCCTTCGCGGTTCTTGCTTGCCGCGCCCGAGATGTTGTTCTGTCGCTGCGCGCGCGACTCGCGCGTCTCCGGCTTGACCGGCTTGCTCTCCGGACGAACGGGACGTGCCGCCTTGACGGGCGGTTCGGTGGCGGACTTCGCGGTTCCGGAAACGGTACGCGAATAGATCCGGTCGTTGTCCGGATGCAGTTCCGTCCGCAGGATGTCCATGATGTCGCGGATCAGCGCGGTCCCTTCCGAGCCCGTTCGCTGGCGACCACGCCTGGAATCCGCATAACGCTTTGCGGCGTCAATCTGTTCGGTCGTCGCCTCTCCGGAAATGAATTTCTCCATTGCCGGGATGGCAGCGTCGTCCAACTTGAACCGGCCGCCTCCCGGGATTCCGCGCGCGGCGTTCTTGTATGCGGATTCTTGCGACTCGCGAAGCACGGCCGGGCTTGCGCCCTCGGCGACATTCGCGATTGCCGGCGTGTTGATGAACTGCTGGATGAGCTGCGAGATGCCGTTGACCTGTGCTGGCACGCGCGCGCCAGAAGACCTGGCGCGTTCGACCATCTCGACCACGTTCGATGCCTTAGTCGGGTTTTCCGTCGCGAACTTCTTCACCATCCCGAGGAAGTTCGTCGGCTTCGAGCTTGTCGTTCTGATTTCCGGCATTGATGTCCATTCCCAATGGTGCTGGCGTTACGGCCTCAGAGTACTCAGACGCTATTGCATCTGGCAAGGCAGAAATGGCCAACTCCGCAAGACGGGTGGATACGTCCAGCAATGCACGCTGGGTCGACTTCGGCGTGACGAGGTGGGCCAGCTTCCGTGCGGCCAGGATCTCCCCCACCAGCATCCGCCAGTTCTCGCGGATTTCCTCGGGCGGCACGGACATCCGGACTCGACCCGGGAACCTGGTGTTGTTCGTCTTCTCCGTCTTGCCCATCCGGGCCTTCGGGAAACGGAAGTCCGGGCATCCGGCGCGCGTGATCGCCTTCATGCAGATCTGGAACGTCATCGGGTCAACGAACGCCTCGTTGCTGGACATGTAGACCAGCGGGCAGCAGATGGCCTTGCACAGCGCGCGGAACGAGCGCTTCGTGAGCCCGCAGCCCTTGAGTTCCTGGATCATGTAGGACTCATGGACCAGGCGGACCCCGCCTCCGAACGAGATGTACGTCGCCTTCGGCTTTGCCATTCAGGGAAGCCTGTTGCCGCCGTTGTAGAAGAAGCTGGACGGGACCGCGCCAGGTTCGCGCTGGTAGTACTTCGGGTATTTCGCGCGGAACGATCGACCGACATTGCCAGTGGACATCTTTGCGTCCTCTGCGTCTTCACGCGTAAGTCCGGTCCCTTCGTTCATTCCGGTCGAGTACGGGTCTTCCTGCGCAGCCTTTTGCTGGTTCAGCGAATTGACGGTCTTGCTCAGGCTGTTCATCAGGTTGCCAAGCCAGTTGGGATTGTTGCTTGTTTTGACGTTCCTGGCCGCGTCGCCCGGCATTGGCCCGGTGTTCTTGACCGGAGCAAGTCCATTCGCCACGCGCATCCTTGTGTTGACATTGCTTGACTGAGACGTTCGATTCATCTTGCCTCGTTGCGTGATTCCGAACGGGTTGACCCGTGGGTTAACGTTGCCAATGGTGGATGGAGGAAGCATTTCCGGATCAATGCGGCCGTATCTGAAATACTGATCGTCTTGGTATTGGTTCCATTGGTTCCGTGGCATCTGGCTGCTCCTTGATGGGCGTTGATGCCAATGGTACAATTCAGGTTCGGGCGACAAGCCCATTTTTCAGAGGAGACAACATGGATTGGAGACAGGACCCGCTCGAGAGCATCGAGCCGGTGAAGGTTGCAAAGCGGGTGATCCGCGAATGCTTCGGGGATGGCGGCATCTACAGGTGGCGCAACGATTGGTGGATCTGGGAGCGGAACCGGTGGACCGTGATGGACGACGAGCGTCTCAAGGACATCGTGTACGTCGCGCTCGAGGATGCCGTCTTCGAGAGACCCACCCGCCAGGGGATCGTGATCGAGCGGTACGGACCGGACCGAAGCAAGGTCGACGGCGTCGTGCGCGGGCTCGAAGCCCTGGTGAGGATCGAGGCGGAATGCGTGCCGGTGTGGCTTGGCAAGCGGAACGCCGAGTTCCCGGAGTCGGAGACCGTGGCATTCCTCGACAAGCTGGTCAACATGCGGACCATGCAGACGATGGATCGTCCGCGCGAGTGGTTCGATCCGGCGATCCTCCCGGTCGAGTGGGATTCGGAGGCGAAGTGCTCGCGCTGGGAGCGCGCTGTCTCCGAGTGGGGCGAGTCGGACCCTGCGTGGGCCGAGCTGCTTGGCAGGTGGATGGGCTATTGCCTGCTCGGGAGCCGGCGGTATGCCAGGTGGCTGCTGATGTACGGGAAGATCCGTGGCGGCAAGGGCACGATCACGGGGGTGATGCGGAAGATGATTGGCCGTGCGGCGTTCATGAGCAGCAGCCTTGAGGACCTGAGCAACGAATTCGGCATGGACGGGCTCGAAAGGAGCAAGGTCCTTGCCGTGACAGAGGTGAACGAGGTGGATTCCAAGGCGGGCGAGCGGGTCTGCCGGGTGCTCAAGAACATCGTCGGCCAAGACCCAATGACCATCAACGTAAAACACCAGCGGCAGCAGCGGAACGTCATCGTGAATGCCGCACCGATGCTGCAGAGCAACGAAATCCCCGTGCTTCCCAACAAAGGCAGGGGTCTGAGCGGGAAGATGCTGGTCCTGCCGTTCGAAGTGAGCTTTGAGGGCAAGGAAGACCTTGGTTTGGAGGACGATCTGGAGGCCGAGATGCAGGGAATCGCCGTCTGGGCGGTTCGGGCCGGCAATCGGCTCCTGAATTCCGAGTCTTCTATGCGTTGGCCTGTCCCGGCCGCGTCTGCGGAGGCCGTCAGGCTCTATCATCTGCAGAACAACCCCTTTGACTCGTTCCTTGAGGCCCGTTTCATCCGCCGGAAGGACGGTTTCGTGGCCAACGAGGTCCTGAAGGGGCAGTGGGAGGATTGGATCGACGCCAACAAGATCAGGATTCACGTCCCGAACAACATGCTGTACGTCCGAATCTGCCAGGAATCGTCCTGGGGCCTGCGCCAGGTACGGACTTCCGAGAACCAAGGCCACGAACGGGGGATCGTGGGGCTCAGTCTGAGGCGAGAGTACGCCGACGAGCACTAAGGACCTGTTTCCACTTGCGCCCCCATCCGCGTCGAAAGGCCGGATGGGGGTTTTCGTTCCCATAACGGCCGTTGATAGGGGAGAATACCGGGTATACCAACCTTTCTCTTTCCTAGATATAGAAAAAAAGAAAGAGAGAAGAAGGAACGGGGCAGTATTCCCGGTACGCCGTTCAGGAAAGTTGTGAAAAATTGAGAGGGGTTGGGTCTTTCCGGCTTCGCTACAACCTCGGACAGGGGGCCGGTGGGGGTGACCCGAAGCGACCTCTCTGTTCTGGCGGGTGTGCGGCTTGTTATCGCTCCCTGACGTTCTGCCCCCTGCCCTCGGTTTCCGCTCGCCCCGTCCCTCCCACTTGGCACGGCTGGTGTGCAACCGACCCCGCACTCCACGGGAACCGCCCCGCGAGTAGCACCGGGGGGACTTGTGTCCCCGGTGCTACTCACTGGGGGCGCGGTTCCCCGTTTCGCGCGGCGGGGGTCGCTTCCACATCAAGCGCGTGCCCAATGGGCAGGAGTCTCAGCAATGTCGACCGCTACGAACAACGTCAAGACCGAGCGCAAGTACCTCGCCACCAACCGCGTCCTCGCGACGACGGTGACGGGCGTGGAGCACAAGGTCAGCGGCAAGGGCAACGCCTACGTCACCGTCACGGTGGCCGACGCCGAGGGCACGACCGCGAAGGGCATGTACCTGTCCCTGACCGGCACCGTCCCGACGCCCGGCGACACCGTGAACGTGGTCCTGCACCTCTCCCAGTTCAACGGGAAGTGGTCCACGACCATCGTCGGCGCCTGACCAACCAGCGCGTGAGCGCGGATCACCTCTCCCCTTCACCGGGGAGGGGGATTCCGTTCCCACTCGTCGTGAGAACAACCAAACCAACGCCCACCAGGCAGAAGGACGCCAATGAACGCACCGCAGAAGGTCGAGAAGGTTCGCCTCCTCAACACGCTCATCATGCAGAGCGCATCCATCAAGGACCAGATCCAGTGGACGGCGCACCGGACGATGATCGACATGAAGAAGGCCGGCATCCTGACGGAGAGCGAAGTCATCCGCATCAATCAGGAAATCGCCGAACTCCGTGAACGCACGGAGAGCCTCGTGGCGACCGTGAAGTGCATCAGGCACGAAACGGTGGTCCCGTACAACGACTGAGTCGTCGAGTCACTCCATCCCACCGGGTGGAGGCTCTCGTCCACTCAGGACAACCGACGCCAGCCGGACGCTGGAACAGCAGAAAGGCAACCATGCTTGATCACATGAAGGCCGCGGCAATGACCGCAGCCAGCATCGTCCGCAGTCTCTTCCTCACCGTGTCGCCCAGCTCCTGGCGCTATCGCTACAACGACGCGCTCTACGAGATTCGGCACGGCGACGAGTGGCACGACTACGTGCTCGACCTCTCCTACGACGTCGAACTCGACACGGATGAAGACCGGGACAGCCAGGATTCCAACGACGACGACTACGACCGGGAACCCCACGGCGTGCGAGACACATTCGTCCCGTACCCCTCTGAAGGACCGGACGGCGAGCGTTTCAATCCTCTCCAAGACTGAGTCCTCGGGTCACCTCACCTTCACGGGTGGGGGATCCCGTCCACTCAGGACAGCCGGAGCCGGCGCGGCAACACCGCTGGCGATCCCATGGGCAGAAGGAGCCGACACATGGAAGACATCCTCGAGATCCTCGACGAGAAGCGCGACAGCCTCCGCTGACGGAGTCGTCGGGCCACCCCACCAGATGCGACCTGGTGGGCAACCCCGTCCACTCCGGACAACCGCAGCCGGTCGGTACACCGGCACAGGAGAATCGAATGCTCCCCACTGGGAACCGCAAGTTCGACCGCACGCTCTTTGGCCTCTCCATCATCAGCGCATGGACGCTGCCCTGCATCTTCGTGTGGGCCTTCATGCAGCCCAACGACCTCCCCAAGCCGATGAACTACGCGGCGTTGGCGTGCGCTGCTTCCATCTTCTGCTTCGCCTACGTCATCACCTTCACGCTGGGCGGACTGCGCTACGTCATCACCGGATCCGAATTCAAGGACTGAAAGGAACAACGATGATCTGCAACACCTGCAAGCAGCTCATGGAGAACGGCAGCGAAGGCTACCGCCCCCCCATGTGCCCCAACGTCGAGTACTTCATGGACTTCGCGCTCACCGACAGCCTCACCGGCAAGACGTACGAGCCCGACTCCAACCCGATCCACTGCACGCAATCCCACGTCAACCACATCGCCCTCGTGGACATCAGCTTCGAGGGAACGGAGTGACCGTGCGTGCGGGGTGATGCGCGTTGCACACCCCGCACGCACACAGCACCATCAGGAAGGAAACGAATGAACGACAGCAACAACACCCAATACGCCCTCCACGCCGACCCCGGCAAGCCCCTCCGCGACGCCCAGGCCGAGATCACCAGCCTCAAGCGGCAGATCGACAGCATGCGATCCATGCACGACAAGGAGATCTCGATTCTGAACGTCCAGATGGAAGTGTTCATCACCGAGCGCAACGTCTACCGCTCGCTCGTGCTCAAGGTCATGAACCTCAAGGACTGAATCATCTGCCGGCGGGTCGCTCGGCGCCGTCTTCGGGCGGCGCCTCGCACCCGCCCGGCCAGGAGGATCCAATGGAAGACAGAGAAACCGACGAGATCAAGAACGACATCCTTCTCCAGAACGTCATCCGCATCCACAACCTCGCGACGCTGGTGCTCAACGCCAATTCGCTTCTCATGGACAAGGACGAGCGCATCGCCAGCGAGTACCGTCGCATCATCGACTCCTGCGTGCAGATCAGGTACCACGTCAAGAACGGCTGATCACACACGCCAACACCTCGACAGCCAAGCGTAATTCGGCTGGCGTCCCCTAGGGACTATGCCTCTCCTCGCGGAGAAACCCCGTTGCAAGGCAACCGTAGCAGCCAAAGACCCGTGCTGCCGTACGACCAAGGGCACTGACCACAACCGCAGCACTGCGCTGCGGCACGGCGGTCCGCAGCGCGTGCTGCGGCCGGATTCATTCACTTCAGCAATTAGGAAACAGACGCAATGATCAACTTCGACGCCATCCTGAACGCCAACGAGACCCGCACCGCGAACCCCAAGAACCTGCCCTCCGGCAAGTACCAGGCCACGGTCAGCGGCGTCAACCTCTCCGAGAAGAGCGGCATCCCGACCGTGTGGATCAACTTCACGGTGAAGAACGACAAGATCAACGGCAGCAGCTCCCTCCGCTGCGAGCCCGGTCGTGTCGACAAGAAGGGCTTCGCCGACGCGTACTCGATCCGTGACTTCATCTCCATCTTCAACCCGGAGAACGGCATGCGCTTCTACGAGGCGTACGAGAAGTCCGTCCGCGCCGTGGCCAAGAAGAGCGAGAGCGACTTCATGGCCGCGAAGGACGCGATGTTCTCCATCTGCAGCACCGTCGAGGGGCTGGAGTTCTACGGGAACTTCAAGTGGAACAAGTCCAACGACGGGCGCATGTTCCTGAACTACCGCGCGGACGACACCGAGGTCGCTCCGATGCCGGTCGACACCACCGAGGAGCCGGCGGAGACGAAGTCCCCGTCCCGGCGCACGCTCGTCAAGAAGTGACCGAACCATCCGCCACGCACGGGTGGGGATCCGAAGCGTTCCCCACCCGCGCGCGGCGCGCACAGCAATGTCAGCAGTCAACGAAGCAGGAAGGAAACAATGACGGACACAATCGACCAGGACATCGCCTTCTACTCGATCCTCGCCTCCAACATGCCCATCTCCGGTTCCGTGGCACGCGAATCGCGCTGGGAATCGGGCATGCAGCACTCGCTCTCCGTCCACATGTGCCACACGGACGAAGACGGCAACGCCATCGACGACCACCGCATCTCCATGGAATTCCACGCGCTCGACGATGC